CCGTTTGATTCCACAATGACGCTAAACGGTAGCGGCTCGTCATCGGCTTCTGTTTTGCCAAGATGCTGAAGAAGTTTTTTCCAACCTTCAACACACGGATCATGTTCGCGAATTCGATTCAATGTTGTGCAGATCACGGGTTCTCCTCCCGCGCACGGATGGCATCGTGACATTCGCAATCGTTGAAACAAATAGATTTGGAAACAATGTCCAGACACGCCTCGCGCTCATGGGCAGCGACAAGGGCAGCGAAGCGTTCAAAGTTTTCCAAAATTCCAGACGACTCCAATCCAGTCATTCCAGCAACTTCTGCCATCTGAATGATGTCATCCCTTGTCATGACCCCTCCATTTGCTTTGGACATTCTCCAACCCCTTTCCCCGAGGATGGATGGCATCCACCGGGTACTCAGGTCCCCTGCCAGGGTTTACTGGCGCGTTCCCGTCGGACGTTCCACACGAGACCGGGTCGCAGAGGGACGCGTTGCCCGGGTTAACACTTTTCTGACGGGCGGGCATGTTTCGACCCCGCGACTGACGTGCGTCTTGACGACCCGGGGGACTTGTAAGCGGGGGGATGTGTCGGTACATTTGTCGCACCGGAACCGGCGCGTTTGCCCTATCCATCGCCCCGGAGGCCCGCCAAGGCCACCCGAGTAAAACGCACCCTACCATGGGTGCGTTTTGCTTTTCAACATAACGCAACATCAGAACGGGATGTCGTCGTCGAACGCCACCTCAGCCGGCGTCTGGCTGTTGATCGGGTTGGCAGCGGGTGCCGGTCGATCGGCAGGGCGATCCTTGCGCTTCAATTTCAACGACATAAACCGCCCGTGCTTGCCGTCGCGCAACTTGGCCGAGAGCCAGTATTCGACGCCCTCGACGTTAATCGAGCCTTGGTACTCCGGGTGCCAGTCCTCGGAACGCCGCTCGTTTTTACTAAGCGTTCCCGTGTTTGTGATGTCGTATTGCTTCATTTCCATCCTCCCATGTCGCAATTTGCACTTGACAAAACGATTTGTTACTCTTTCCCCGCATTCGAGGGCACACCGATACCGTCACTACCCTCACCCAACGCCCCGGGCCGGTTAGGCCGCCGAGCCCGGGGGCGTTTCACCACCCCCTTGATCGCCAGCTCCACCTGAAGCGCTCGCAGCGCCGGGATGCCTTTTTTTACCCAAACGTGCACCGCCTGACGTGAAACCCCGAGCGCTCGAGCTGCTGCCGATGCCGTTCCGAAATGCTGAATCAGTGTGTGTGCGTCCATGGGTCGACTATAACCTTGTCGAAATTAGTTGACAAGCCCCGTCAACCGGGTTTAACGTGGTCACCGTCGATTAACGGGAGGTCACATGAACAAGTACGAAGATCTGTTTCACACGTTCTGCATTGCGTTTGTCGCGGGTGCGATTGGCGCAATCCTGATTGTTCTCTACATCTGATTGCCTGGGAGGGCACATGAAAGTTTGCATTGCTGCATTTGTCAGCTTCTCGACGAAACACGTTTCGTTCTGGGAAGCTGATTTCGCGCCGCCGAATGACTGGGGGTATCGCGTGTCGGAGTACGTTGACGTTGAGCTGCCGGATCTTCCGCAGAACGTCATCGAGTCCCAGCGCGACGCCGCGAAGCTGGCCAAGATTGCCGAACTCGCCAAGGCCATGGCCGAGCTGCGAGGTGACAAATGAGCCGCATGAAGGAACACGTCATGGCTGAGATCGCCCAGATCGGTCGTGAGCCGGTCACCGAAGCCGTCTATTTGACGCTCGTTGAGGCTCTGGCCGACGCGCAGGCCGACATGCGGAATCCGACCTTCGACAAGGTCAACCCGCACTTCAAGTCGAAATTTGCCAGCCTTGCGGCGGTCCGCGACGCCGTCATCCCGGTCTTGAGCCGTCACGGCATCGCCCTGACCCAGACGTATGCGCTGGTCGAAGGCGCACAGATCCTTCGCACGACCCTGCACCGCGGTCACGAAACCATCGTGTCCGAGGTTCCGCTGCCGGCCTACACCAACAGCCAGCAGTGGGCGTCGGCCACGACGTACATCCGCCGCGTCAGCCTCATGGCGATCGCCGGCGTGTGTGGCGACGAGGACGACGACGCCGAGGCTGCCGTCCAGACGGCCCGTAAAGCCCCTGAGAAGGCCGCACCGGATGGGTTTGAAGCTTGGTGGCGGGAGTTGGAGGCAGCGGCTCAGAAGGGCTCTGAAGCCCTCAAGGCTGCGTGGTCGAAGGCGCCGACCGAGGTCCGCACCCATGCGATGCAGACCCGCGGTCAGGCTTGGGAATCTTTGAAAGCCGCTGCGGCCAAGGTAAACGCATGAATCCGATCATCATTGAATGCGAACAGCGGACGCCGGAATGGTTCGCAGCGCGGGCCGGTCGTTTGACCGGCTCCGTGGCCGCCGACATCCTTGCCAAGCTGAAGTCGGGTGGTGAACCTGCCGCCCGACGCGACCTTCGCGTCCAGTTGGCCGTCGAGCGTTTGACGGGCACGCCGATGGAGTCGGGGTTCGTCAGCACGGCGATGCAGTGGGGGATCGACAGCGAACCCCGTGCCCGCGCCCGGTACGAAGCCGAGTCGGGCAACATTGTCCGCCAGACCGGTTTTGTCACCCGTAAGGATCTTTTGGTCGGCTGCTCGCTTGACGGGGACGTCCGGGGTTTTGAGGGCATCCTTGAGATTAAGTGTCCGAAATCGGCCACCCACGTTTCGTATCTCAAGGATCGGGAGCTGCCGTCGGAGTACCGCGCCCAGGTCATGCACAACATGTGGGTCACGGGCGCCGCTTGGTGTGACTTCGTGTCGTTTGACGATCGAATGCCGGCGGGGCTGGACTACCTTTGTATCCGGGTCCAGCGCGACGAGGCCGCAATCGCCAACTACGAGGTCGAGGTGCGCAAGTTTCTGACCGAGGTGGACTCTGAGGTCGGCCAGCTGCGCAACCTTCAGCAGGGCGGCAAATGAGTGAGGTGACGCAGGACCGGATGGAATCGGCGCTTGAATACCTTGCCGAGACCGACCGGGAATTCGCCATCGAAAAGGCCGAGCTTGAGCGTTCCGAAATCAATCGGAAACGTGTTCGGGCTCGAGTCTTTCTAACAACGGACGGTACGGTCGCCGAACGTCAGGCCCGGGCTGAGACGCATGAGGACGTCCAAGCCGCTGACGATCGGCTGATCGAAACCATTCAGAAGTACGAGACGCTTAAGGCCCGTCGGGAGCGGGCCGAGATCGTCATTGATGTGTGGCGGTCGATCAACGCCAACCGGAGGAAATGATGGAATTTGATTACGAAAAGCGGCAACGGCAGCAGCGGAAATACGAGGAAACGTGTGATTACCTTACCGCTTTGGCCGTGTTGACCCTCATTTTGTGGGTCATCGTGCACTTTTTTGGCAAATAAGGGGATTATTTTATGTATTTGGTCAGAATTCCTGACGATGGACCCATCGGTTCGTGGCAGATTGACGAACGGGAAATCGTCTTTCAACAAGTCAAAAAGCAGTTTGTGCCGACCGTAAGGGTCCGTCAGGCCCGCGCATGGCGATACAACGGTGACGCAGTGCCAGGCAAGGGCGGCTGGGCGGCGATCGCGCCGACCGAGACCACCGCCTACATGCTGGCCCAGACGCATTTGAACAAAGGTTGACCCCCGTTTGCCGCGGTCTCAAGGCCGCGGCTTTTTTAGGGAATTGGCCCACTCGACGGCGTTGTCAAGGCGGGCGGCGTCCCGGGCGCAGGCGGCAACAGCTGCTGCAAGCGCTTCAGGTACGGGGTCGACTCGGCTGGACTTGACAGGCTGGCCGGCGCTTCGCAGGGAACAGGCACGTAAACGGTTTTCGTAGTCGCGCACCCGCCGACCCAGATCAGCACCAAGCAACTGAGCAGCAGCCGTGCTCGACGCATTTTGAGCATCTGAGATCTCCTTAGCTTTGCGAGCGTCCACCAATTGGGCCTGCATAACGGTCCGAATGGATGTTAAATCGCTTTTGAGTTTTATCATTTCGGCACGGGCGCCGTTGCGCTCGATCCGGTACACAAACGCAAACGCCAGCAGGACGATCATCGGGATCGCCCACCAGAACCGGCGCAGGATTGTCAGCCAAATCATGCGTCGAGATCTACTAAACGGTTTAAGTACCACTGCGCTTTGCGGACGTCCTCAGAGCCGCCCTTGTGCGCCTCGCGCCACAGGTACTTCATCACGTTGCCTTTGAGGTAGCCGCGAAACTCGTCCGCCGACAATGCGGCCTCAATGGCGTTGATCGCTTCGATCTCGCCCTGGCGGTAGTGCAACGGACTTTCGACCATGGAATCGGTTTCGGCAATCTCGATTTCGCTGGCTTTCTTTTTTTTCATGACATTTCCCTCAACTAAATTTTCGACGTAGGTAATCAATGGAAAGCGGCATAAGGTCGTAGGTACCGTTTCGGACTTCATTGAGGACGACAATCCCGTTCCATTCGGAAGTCTGGACGTCTTCGGGTCTGTAACTTTCATGATGTAGATAAAAACGTCCGCAAACCAATCCGTGAGCCACGTGGTCCGGGTATTGCTTTGACGCATACAAAAAACCCTGCTGATGGCCTTGCACAAAAGATCCGCCGATCGAGTTCAACCGGTTGACGATGGTGCCGCCGATCGGGCGTCCCGAATATGGATGTGGAAAGTAGTGGCAGTACTTGATGCCGTCGATTTCCACAATTTTAAGAAACGGATGGCGTTGAAACCCGGGGGTCTCGAGGCTGGCCAGCGAAATGACGCCTTCCCATTTGGGATCGCGGAAAATTGCTCGCTCGAGGCGGTTTTCGTGGTTGCCGAACAAAAAATGACATTCGGGTTTCCAGGCTTTCTGGCGCCGGCGTAATAGCCGCAGCTGCTCGGTTTGCAGCGGCGCCACCAGCCGGTGGAACGCTTCATTGCCAACATCGATGTCGGGTTTGACCCGCCTGCCTTCTGCCTCTTTGGACCCCGGAGCGTCGTGCGTGGACAGGCTGGGAAGATCCCACCAGTCGCCAATTACGACAATGACGTCGGGTCTGTATTCCAGAATGGCATTGGCGGCCCAACTGATATGGGTCGTGTCCGATCCGGGACGTATCTGCGTGTCCGGGATAATGAGATGCCGGCGCACATCACTTCTTAGATGACCGCTTTCGGGCGGCCTTCGGGTATTCGCAGCTCGTCAACGCCTGGTGCAACATGCCGGCCAGCGTGTCGACAAATTTCTCGTCGTGCGTCAATTTGTGGTTCATCAGATGCAGAGCGGCGTGGAGCAGCTCGTGCATGAACGTGTGGTCGCCTCGGCTGCCGTCAAACTCGGCCAGCAAATCAATTTTGTAATTGAGCGGGTCCCAAACACCGACACAATCCTCGCCATGCGGCCATTCGGCCAACGGAATTTTGTTGACTGCGATACGGTGCCCAAGCAGACGAAAAGCCGACGGGATGTTCATTCTTTCACCGCCACCGCCACGATCCCGGCGATCAGGGCGCCCGCCGCAGCGATGTTGGTCGCCTGTTCGGTCGTCACGTTGCGGTGTAACAGGGCCAACATGGCCGAAACGCCAGCCCATGAAGAGGGTTCGCGCAGTCGATCAAGAGCGTACAAACCGACACGTTTGAAGCGTTCAATCACGCGTCTGTCCCCTTTTGCATCAATGTGGCGAGCCGAACGGCCCGACTTTTGACTTGGATGGCCCATTTGCTGTCAAGCATGGCCTGCGCCGCGGCGACGTAATCGTGAGCCCGAAGGGCGGCAAACAGGTGCGTAAACTGAGCCAGTTTTGCCGGCCCGAGGTTGAACATCATTTCAACCAGCACCGACTGGCGCACCGGATCGAGATCCGCGTAAACGTCCAATTGCCGGCACGCCGTCTCGGCGATTTCGGTTTGCAGTTTGCAAACCGCGGACGCAAATGGCTCGGGCCAACCGACATCCAACGCGCAACCGTAGCCGATCGTTGACACGCCCACGGTATCTTTGTACGGGAACTGACGGTAACCCTCCGCTTCGCGGATACGGGGCAACGCCAGATCCACCGCGTCACTCATTGCTGGCCTCGAGCTTCTGCAAGCGGCGGTAGTGAAACGCTAGGGCGTAAATCCCTGAGATCAGCGCAATCACCAACACAATGAACTGAAGAACCGCATTGGTCTCAGTCAGATGACTAAGCGCCCATGCGGTCCATGTGACGGCGGCGGCCCCGTCAGCAGTTTTTGAATGTTCCACGGCACATCACTTGATGGCGTCTTCCACCTGAATGGCCGCCGATTCGACCTTGGCACCGGCTTTGCGGAACGCAAGCCAGCCGCCGACGAAACCGACGATCAGCGCGATAAAGTGGGTAATGATGAGAGTCATGGTTTTCTCCGTTTGTCGTTGTCGTCCGAAAGGTTCTTGATCGCCCACAAACAGAACACAGCCACAACAAACAAGGTCACAAAAGCAGGAATGCAGCTCATGCGATTGTCACCGTATGCGATCCGCTGGTGCCAAACAAGTTGGTCCCCGGCGTGGTCAGCGTGAATCGAAACAGAGTGTAGTATGGCTGGTAAGTCATTATTGTGACAAGGGTATTTGCCCCGATGGGCGTGGAATCAATGGTGAGCGTATTGACCAGTCCGGTCGGCGCAGACCCTGCGACAACCACAAAATATTCGGAGGCGCTGGACGTACCGGAACCGTTATCGCCGGCATAACAGCCGACGACGGGGTAGCCGCGCAGGGTAGGGTTGGTGGGCGTCGGACTGCCGATCGCGCTGGATGGCCCGTAGATGGCGCTGAAATTTGGAGTCTGCAGCCAGCCCCACCAGGTGTAATCGTTGACCTTTGAGGACGACAGGCCCACGCCCGTGGTCACGTTGGTCAATGCGCCGCCGCCACCGCCGCCACCGCCGGTGCCACCAGAGACCTGCAGGGTGAGGGCGGCAAAAGTCATGCGAAGTTCTTGAGCAGGTTGCAATACCAGCTCGAGGTTGCCGCCCGATACGTCGCCACGAGGATGTCGACCGCGTTGGCTCCGGTAGACAACACGCCGGCGGATGCGCCGACCCACTTGAACGACGACGGCCAGAAACCAGTGATAAGCCGCGACCCCGTGCTGTCCTGCGTGATAAACCAGTTGATCGTCTGGCCATCTTTAGGGTTGGTCAGGGTCGGGGCGGTCGTCACGTTAGCCGTAAACGTCGTCGTAAACACATTGGACTGGCTGCAGTCGATCGCCATGGCGGTCGCTGAGAACCCCACGGCGTAGGGGGTGGTTGCAGCCCAACCGGTGAACTGAACGCCGTTCAGCGCGGTTATACGGGCCGCTGGCAGAATGCCAGACGTGATGTTCGACGCGTTGGTCGTGTCCGTGGTGGCCGAGGCAGCCAACCCCGACACCTGCGACGCGGTGATGGCGATCGCCGCCGGGTCGTTGATGCCCGTCAGGTTGTCAAACGTGCCACCCGAAATGACCGTGCCGGTCGTGTCGGTAAGAC